GCTGGAAATGGTGATACGGAAGGGGATCGAATGACATCAATCCGCGAAGCCTACGCAAAGGCCACCCATGCCACCCACCTGCGCACCACGGCAGACAAGCGCGGCGCCACCGACTACCTGATCGCCAGCGCCTGGACACCTACGCGCATGGGTAGCTTGCTGCGTAGGCTGCAAGGCGAATGGGACGTATCGGCAAAGAAGCTGCGCATGTCAGAGGCGGATTACACGCTGCTCATGTCAAGTCTGAAAACATTACCAGCAACGATTCGCGCAATAGAAGCATGGTGCGAGAGGAAGGAAATACCAGACGGCGCGAGCGTGGCCAGAAAAGCACTGCATTGGTGGCTGGATAACACCTGCCTTCCATGTGCTGGCCGTGGGCAAGTGCAGATACCGCACACCCCGGCGCTAGGCGACACCTGCAAACATTGCCGTGGCACTGGGAAACGCCGGGAGCCTCAAGAGGCGTGGAGTGTGCTTGAAATGATCAGCGCGTGTTTGGGCAAGGACGTGGCAAAGATGCGCGAATACTTGCGCGATGAATTGTGATATGTATAATCGCTATCGTCTTAGCGACACACACCGACGAACGACTGGCCGGGTTAGCACGTAGCACCGGCAGTAGCCACTAGGACGGATAGGTGTCTCTTGAATATGGCCCGCACATCGCGGGCTTTTTCATTTGCGCCGGGCCGCTGCACACCCTATACCGGACGCCGTTCCTCTAGGCAGCGCGCCCGGCACCCATCCACCAGTAGCCAGCACTGATCGCACCTGAGCGGCTTGATGGTGCGGAACCTCCTACCCGGCAAGCTGTGGGAAAGCTGGAGCAGCGAACGGCATCGCCCAGGCATGTGCTAAGTCCGATGGGCGACTGATTGCATATTAAATTGCCAATCAGTATACACAATATGCGTATATAATGGCGCGGTGAGCCAATTTGACTTGAAAGCCGCGCTAAAATGCATCGGGTGGTCGCAAGCCGAGCTTGCGCGCCGCCTTGGTGTCGATGTGATGACCGTCAATCGCTGGGCTAATGGGGTGTGCCCGGCTCATGTGGTGGAATACATGCGCGTGCTGGGCCTGGCTCATGAGATGCTGAGGAAGCCATGACCTGGAGCGGAGCAGAAACCATTGCCGAGGTGCGCAAGCGCCAAAGCGAAACCTTGCTGGCGTTCTCGACCGGCAAGGATGCGATTGCCGCGTGGCTGGCGATCCGAGGTCATTTCGACCGGGTGCACCCGTACTATCTGTACTTGGTGCCTGGCCTTGAGTTCGTGGAAGAGTCCTTGGACTACTACGAGCGGTTCTTCGGCGTGAAGATCACGAGGCTCGTTCACCCGGCCCTGTATCGGCAGTTGAAGAATTTTGTATTCCAGCCACCTGAGCGGTGCTTGGTGTTGGAGCAGGCCAATCTACCGAAGTACGACTATCAGGATGTTCGTGAAGTCTTGATTGATCGTCTTGGCTTGGAAGAGGATCACCTGGTTGCTGATGGCGTGCGCGCCGCAGATAGTCCGGTTCGTCGGCTGGCAATCCAGAGGCATGGCGCCGTCAACTACAACACCGGGAAATATCACCCGGTTTGGGATTGGAAGAAGGCCGATCTCGTGGCGTGCTTCAAACAGCATGGCGTGAAGCTGCCGATCGATTACAAGCTGTTCGGTCGCACTTTCGATGGCATCGATCTGAGGTTCCTGCTCCCTCTGAAGAAGCACCTGCCGAGGGACTACAAGCGCGTGCTTGAGTTCTTTCCGTTGGCCGATTTGGAAATCTTCCGCTGGGAGCGCGCACATGGCAAAGCCTGACATCGAGTCGATCAAGGCCGCCGCGCGCGAGAAAGCGATGCTGGCGAAGGCATCGGTAGGTGACAAGATGCAGGAGGCCAAGCGCAGTGCTGCGCAGAAAAAGGCCCTGCACAAGAACCCACCACCGCAATATGCCGTCTCGCCTGAGTACACCGATCCGGATGACCCGGAAAAGGTGGATTCCGACGACATCTCTGCTTTGGAGGCTGGCTTCAAGAAACGCGCTAAGGACGAAGGCAGGCGCTTTGCCTTGGCGACAGATACCGAGTATTGGGCCTGTCTGTGCTTCCAAACCAGGGAGCAAAAAGAGGCATTCCTGCGCGCGCTGAAGCTGGCCAGCCTGGGGGACAAGTACCTTGATGGTCAGGAGGTGGCCAAGGTGCTCGGGGTGAAACTGCCGAATGCAGATGTTCCATACAACACGTCTGAAAAAATTGATAGGACGTGGGCTGGATTTGTTGAGTAGTCCAAGCCCGCTCTTGACCCCGCCCGCACCGCGCGGGCTTTTTTATGCCTGAAAGGAAATGACATGGCAACTCGTGTACGCATGACCGCCGCTCGCGCACGGTCTCAGTTCAACTCTCTGTCTCGTGGCCAGCAGGCCAGATACCTAAGGGCCGCCGGTGGTGCGGGCGACCGGCGCAGTAATTCCGCGCGTCATGCCGCAGGAATGGCGGCTGCGCGTTCTGCAGCGTCTTGATTTGCCTGATCAATCTGCCCCGGCGTTTCGGTGCTGGGGATTGATGTATGCCAGCAAAGAAAAAGACACCACCTCGCAACGGCAAGAAAACCAGCCCCGAGGTGGCCGCCGCTCAGATTCGAGCCGCAAAAGCCCTTGAGCTGCGCATGGAAGGCAAGACATTCGAGGCTATTGCTGAAGAGCTTGGATATGCCGGCAAACAGGGGGCGTATGACGCGGTTCGCCGCTCAATCGCCGCCGTCACCAGAGAGCCTGCCGAGGAACTGTTGAAACTGGACTTGGAACGCTTGGACGCTATGTGGGGCATTCACTACCTGAATGCCCAGGCTGGTGATGTGCAGGCTTTGAGTGCGTGCATGAAAATCATGGAGCGCAGGGCGAAGTTGTTGGGCCTGGATGCTCCGGTGAAAACGGACAACAAAACCGAGGTCAGCGCTGGCGGCGGCGTGCTGGTTGTGAACCCAGTCATGACGCCGGAAGAGTGGCAAGCCGCAGCAAAAGCGCAGCAGTCTGCATTGACGCAAGGTGATTGATAACGTCTGGCAAGCCCAACCGGGAAGCCAAGACCTGTTTCTGCGCTGCCCGTATCGGGAAGTCTGTTATTCAGGGACTCGCGGCCCAGGCAAGACAGACGCCATGCTCATGGCTTTTGTCCAGCACTGCGGCAAGGGCTACGGGATGCACTGGCGCGGTGTGATCTTCCGCAAGGAATACAAGCACCTGGACGACATCATTACCAAGTCCAAGCGCTGGTTTAACCAACTCACGCGATATAGGCCGAAGTTTCTCGCCAGTCAAGGCGCTTTGAAATGGGTTTGGCCTGACGGTGAAGAACTGCTGTTCCGGGTGTTCGCCAGTCCAGACGACTATTGGAGCTACCACGGCCATGAATATCCGTTCATAGGCTGGGAAGAACTCACAAGCTGGCCCAACATCGATTGCTACGAAAGCATGATGAGCTGCAACCGCACAAGCCGCCCAGGTGGTTTGCCGTTGCAGGTCAGAAGCACCACGAACCCATATGGGGTCGGGCATAACTGGGTGAAGGCTTACTTCATCGATCCGGCCCCGTATGGCATTCCTATCCTGAACAGTGAAGGGCAGGCAAGGGTTTGCTTGTTCGGCTCAGTCAATGAGAACAGGTATCTCGACGCTGAGTACATCAAGACGCTGAACGCCATCACCGATCCGAACAAGCGCAAAGCATGGCTGTACGGAAGCTGGGACATCACCAGCGGCGGTATGTTTGATGACCTTTGGAATCGCGAGAAACACGTTCTGCCGGTGTTCAACATCCCCGCCAGTTGGAGGCTCGACAGGGCTTTCGACTGGGGCAGCAGCCGGCCATTCAGTGTCGGATGGTGGGCTGAGTCAGACGGCATCCCCGCCACGATTGCGGGCAAGGAAACGCACTTCCCGCGCGGCACGCTCATTCGGGTGAATGAGTGGTACGGCTGCACCGGCAAGCCGAATGAAGGCTTGCGGATGACGGCTAACAACGTGGCGAACGGGATTGTGGAGCGAGAAAAGGCCATGGGCTTGAAGTTCCGGCCTGGCCCCGCTGATTCGGCCATTTACGCAGTCACCGATGACATCAGCATCGGACAGAACATGGAAAAGGCTGGCGTCCGTTGGGTGCCTGCCGACAAGAAACCCGGCAGTCGCAAGAACGGCTGGGAGTTGATTCGAGGTCGCATGGAAGCCGTGATTGAGGGCTACGACAAACCCGGCATTTACGTGACTGAGAACTGCCGCGACTTCATCCGCACGGTGCCAACGCTGCCGAGGGACGAAAGAGACTTGGATGACATTGACACCGAAGCCGAAGATCACATTGCTGACGAAACACGGTATCGGTGCCTTGCAACGAGTTCCGGCCCCATGTCGATAAATCTTGGAGTCGCCACCAATGGCTAATGACGTCACCTTCAACCGCGTACCGGCGGAAACGCTTGCGCGGTGGAAGCTGGTGCGCGACGTGTGTGCTGAGAGTGATTCGCTCAAGTCTTTGCTGCCGCTATTAAACGCAGCCGACACCAGCGAAGCGAACCAAGCACGCAATAGAGCCTATCGTGACCGGGCCGTGTTCTACGGCGTGACCGGCTTTACCCTGATCGGCATGCTGGGCCTAGCTTTCAGGCGCGATCCCATCGTGGACGTGAGCGTGTTCACCGACCGCATGGCCGGCATTCCGTCGAGCATTGATGGCGGCAACGTCAGCATCTTCCAGCAGTCGCAGGACACGCTGTCCAATGTGCTTCAGGTGGGACGGCACGGCTTGCTGGCAGACATCGATACCGAGCGCGGCGACCTGGCTGTGATTCGCTCGTATCCGGCCGAGAGCATCATCAACTGGCGCGCCGAAGTCACGGCGGGTGGTGGCCTGCAGTTGGTCATGCTGGTGCTGCGCGAGACATATGAGCGCGAGAATGAATACGCCGTCGAATCGGCCGAGCGGTTCCGCGAGTTCCGCCTGATCGATGGCCGGTGCGTGGTGCGCGTTTGGGAGCGCCGTGAGGACGGCGCGCTGGAATTGATGGATGAAAGGTCGTTGACCGCCCGCACTGGCACGGTTGATTTCATCCCGTTCGTGTTCATCGGATCGCAGACCAACGGAGCGGACATTGACCCCTCGCCGCTGCACCGGCTGGCAACCGTGAACGCGGCGCACTATCGAAACAGTGCAGACTACGAAGACAGCGTGTTTTTCGTCGGGCAAGCCCAGCCGTACCTGAGCGGGCTGACCGAAGAATGGCGCGATTGGATGACCGGCAACGGTGAGATGTATTGGGGGTCGCGCTCCCCGTTGCTGCTACCTCAAGGCGGTGGCGGCGGCATCATCCAGCCGGTGCCGAATACGTTGGTGCGCGAAGCCATGGATCAGAAGGAGGCGCAGATGGTGGCCTTGGGCGCGCGCCTGATCCAAGGCGGAGTCGGCGCCCGGACGGCGGATCAAAGCCGGGGCGAGCGCGAGGCTTCCACCTCTGTGCTGGCCATGTGCTGCTCCAACGTGAGCGAAGGCTATCAGGCGGCGATTCGCTATGCCGGGCGACTGGTAAACAAGACCATTCCCGATGATGCCGAGACATTCAGGATCAACCAGGAGTTTGTCGAACAGGCCGCCGACCCGGCGACCATGGCGCAACTGGTCGGCATGTGGCAGGAGGGCGCGATTGCCAAGCGCGACGTGCGCGGCTGGCTGCGTGACCGGGGTGTGATCGACTCCGAGCGCTCCGACGAAGAGATTGACGCCGATGTGGAGGCCGAGGGGCCGAAGCTGGGAACGGTGAATGGCGACGGAAACGCTTGATAGGCTGACCCGCCACGCGATTGACCTACAGCGTTACGGAAATGGGGTTGTTCACCGGTTGGTGGCAATCCTCAACCGTGCGGACGCAGAACTGTTCTCTGAGCTGGTTCAGGTCTTGGAGCGCGCGCCAGACAGCTACGCGGCAGCTCGCTTGGAAAGCATGCTGCAAAGCGTGCGCGATATCAATTCAGCCGCCTATGAACGAGTCGGCAAGGCGCTGGCCGAAGAACTGCGCTCGTTCGTGGCGACCGAAGCGGCGTTTCAGCATCAGTTGCTGGTGAACATGGCGCCCGTCAAGGTGAGTTTCGCAAGTGTGAACGCGCAGCAGGTTTTCACGGCCGCCTACGCGCAGCCGTTCAGGATCAGCAAAGATGGCGCGGTGCCTATGGCGCAGTACCTGGCGGGTTTGACGGCAGACCGGGCGCGGCAGGTGCGAAACGCGGTTTCGATGGGATGGCTTGAAGGGCAGACCACTGACCAGATCGTGCGCCGCATCCGTGGCACGAAGGCCAAGGGCTACTCTGACGGGTTGATGGAAGGATCGCGCCGGCATCTTGAGGGAATGACGCGAACCGCCTTGAGCCACATGGCGAACTTCACGGCGCAAAAGACCTACGAAGCGAACAGCGACCTCGTGACTGGCTGGCGCTTCACGGCAAGATTGGACGCGAGGACAACGTTCCGATGTGCGTCTCTAGACCAGTCAGTGTTCCCGCTGGGCAAAGGTCCGATCCCGCCGCTGCACATCAACTGCCGGAGTTTCCAGACGCCGGTCACAAAGACGTGGCGTGAAATTGGCGTGCCGATGGATGAGGTGAAAGGCACGCGCGCCAGCCAAGACGGCCAGGTTGACGGCGACTTGAACTACAGCGACTGGCTGCGCAGCAAGCCGGCCGCGTTTCAGGACGATGTGCTGGGGCCGACCAGGGGAAAGCTGTTCAGGGCTGGCGACTTGGAAATGTCGGCGTTCGTGAACAACAAGGGCAAGGTGCTGACGCTTGAAGAACTGCGCCGCAAGAATGCGGCATTGTTCGAGAAGGCTGGCGTGTGACAATGCTCCGGTGACCCGCCTGCGCCTAGTCCCGCCCACGCCGCCCACTGCAAAGCAGGCGGTAATTGAGCGCGTCAAGGCCATGCCGAACCCGCGCCGCGAGCTGCAATGCCCGCGCTGCGGCAGCAGGATGCACGTCACGGTCTACAGCGGCGCCACACACGACGGCGAACGAATACGAAGCGGCACGCAGCTAGACAAGCTGCTGTGCGCGCATTGCTACCAAAAAGGCGTCAAGCAATCGCTGGCGCCAGAGTTGAAGCGAATCGAATAGCGGCCACCAGGCCAACCAGACAAAGCCCTTAGCGAAAACGCTTGGGGCTTTTTTCATTTCCACCAGCCCCGTCATGCGGGGCTTTTTTCATGGGCCATGCCCGCAACCGTCCCAAGGACTATCTCAATGACCACTGAAAGCACCACCACCGAGCAACCCGGCCAAGCTGGCGAGCAGGAAGACGTGAAGGCACTGATTGCAGCCGCCGTGAGCGAAGCCACGGAAGGGCTGAAACGCAAGAACTCCGAAGTCATCTTGGACAACAAGAAGCTGAAGGAGCAGCTTGCGAAGTTCGACGGAATCGACGTTGACGCGATGGGCGCCATGCTCAAACGCTTTGCCGACGACGAGGAAGCCGGGCTGATCAAGGCCGGGAAGATCGACGAGGTGCTGGCCAAGCGCACCGAGCGCATGCAGCAGGACTTTGCCAAGCAACTCAAGGGCAAGGACGACATGCTGACGCGCAAGGAGCAGGCCGTGCGCAAGCTGGCCGACCGCGCGCTATCCGAAGCCATCGTGAAGGCTGCCAGCAAGGCCGGCGCACTTCCCGATGCTTTGGACGACATCGTGCTTCGCGCCAAGGCCAGCGGCTGGGGCGTGAACGACGACGGCGACGTGGTTGCCCTGCGCGATGGCGAGGTGGTTCTTGGAAAGGACGGTAAGACGCCGTTGTCTCCGATGGAGTGGGCGGAATCGCTGCGCGAGAGCGCGGCTCACCTGTGGCCGAAGGCTCAAGGCTCTGGCGCCTCTGGCGGCGGAAGCGGCGGCGCAGGCGCAAAAACCATTACCCGCGAGCACTTCGCAAAACTTGACCCGGCCGCACAAATGGCCGCCGTCAAGGGCGGGGCGCAAGTGGTCGATTGATATTTATCACTTTGAAAGGGCCTCATCATGGCTAACATTCTCAACGGGATCATCCCGACCCTGTACGAAGCACTCAACACCGTTTCCCGCGAAATGGTGGGCTTCATCCCCGCTGTGCGAACCGACTCGAATGCCGAGCGCGCCGCACTGAATCAGACCGTGCGCGTGCCGCTGGGTGAATCTGGTGCACTGGAGGACATCGCTCCCGGCGCAACTCCGGCAAACTCTGGCGACACCACGGTCGGCTACACCGACATTCAGATCACCAAGTCGAAAGCGGCCCCGGTTCGCTGGAGCGGCGAGGAAGAGCGCGCTGTCGGCACCAACGGCACTTACAATCGCGTGCTGGCCGACCAGTTCACCGACGCCATGCGCAAGCTGGTGAATGCCGTCGAGGGTGACCTGTCAGCTGCTGTGAAGGTTGGCGCTTCGCGCGCCTACGGTACGGCTGCAACGGCTCCGTTCGGCACGGCCGGCGACCTCAGCGATTTCGCTGGCATCGCGCAGATTCTGGATGTGAACGGCGCCCCGGTGGTGGATCGTCAACTGGTTCTCGGTTCTGCTGCCATGGCAAACCTGCGCGGCAAGCAGTCGGTGCTGTTCAAGGTCAACGAAGCCGGCTCCAGCGACATGCTGCGCAACGGCATCACCGACCGCGTGCAGAACTTCGCGCTGCGCTACTCGGGTGGTATTTCCAAGCACACCAAGGGCACGGGCGCCAACTACGTCACCAGCGGCGACACCGCTGCCGGCGTGCGCGACGTGGCACTGATCACCGGCACCGGCACCGTTCTGGCTGGCGACATCGTGACGTTCGCCGCCGACACTGCCAACAAGTACGTTGTCGGCGGCGGCGTGACCGAACCCGGCACGATCAGCTTGAACAAGCCTGGCGCCATGATGGTGATTCCGACTGGCAACGCGCTGTCCGTGGGCGGCGACTACACGCCGAACGCGGCTTTCGCCCGCAGCGCCGTGGTGCTGGCCACCCGTGCCCCGGCTGTGCCGACTGGCGGCGACTCCGCTGACGACGCCATGACCATCACCGACCCGGTGAGCGGCATGACGTTCGAGGTGCGCGTGTATCGACAGTATCGGCAGGTCAAGTACGAGATCGCGCTGGCTTGGGGCTGTGCGGTTGTAAAACCGGAGCACGTCGCCCTGCTGCTGGGCTGATCGTGATGGCGGGCGGGGGTTCGTCCTCGCCCGACTCATTCGGAGACACCATGAACCTCTTGAACGTCACCAAAGACGGCGAAACGCTGGCTATCCATCCCTCCACGCTGGCAGCGCATCAGTCCGTTGGTTGGTTGCTGATCGGCCCGGCTGATGCTACCCATGAATCTGCCGACACCAATGGCGACGACAAGGTGAGCGCCGACGAACTGCGCGACGCCCTGGCTGCGGCCGGTGTCACGCATGACAAGCCCATGACCGAAGCGCAAGCCCGTCGCAAATGGGGCCTGTCGCGGAAGGAATGGAACAACCTAGCGGACGCTGACAAGGCTGCCCGCATGGCTGGGGCTGAGTAATGCTGATCGTCGCCCCAACTGAAGGATTCGACAGCCTCGTGAGCTTGGCCTACGCCGATGCGCACGCGCTGAAGATGGGCCATGCCGATTGGGCGACGAAACACGAGGCTGAGCGCGAGACCGCGCTTCGTCGCGGAACTCTGTACGTGCTGTCACGCAACGTCAAGCCGGAATACCTATATCCAGTGCATGACCGCGTGGCACAGGCTACGTGCGAGGCTGCTGTGCTTCACTTTGCGGGTGAGTTGTACCAATCGAGCATTGGCGCTTCGGCTGTGATGCGGGAGCAGGTGGGCGAGATTGCCGTGAGCTACGGTTTCCCCGCGAACGGCGGGCGGGCGCGGTTTCCGGTGATTGACGACCTGTTGCGCGGACTGGCCGTGGGCGGTTGGCAGATTGGGATTGTCCGTGCCTAGCTTCGACTACGCCCGTACCGCTGGCACGGCAAAGCGCCTGCTGACACGCTTCGGCCAGGTGGTGACCGTGATGCGCGAAGTAGCGGGGGGTTATGACCCGACAACGGGCACCGTCGTTCCAGGCAGTTCCGAGGGCTACAGCATCAAGGGTGCGGTGATGAACTACCGCACGCAAGACGTGGACGGCACGCGCGTGCTGCAAAGCGACAAGCGCATCTTGCTTGCCCCTGATGCCGCATTCGCGCCGAAGCCGGGCGATCGCGTAACGCTGGCCGATACCACGGTGCTGACGGTCATCAGCGTGCGCGAGACAAACCCGGCTGGCACTGCGGTGCTGTACGAACTGCAGGTGCGGGCATGAACGACTTTCAGGCACTGATTCAGTCAATTGAAGAGCGCCACAACAAAGCGGGAGAACGCGCATGACAGCGGCAGACAAGAAGGAGCTTTTGCAGGCGGCCAAGGAATTCATTGCGAAGCTGAATGAATCTGGGTATCAGTTCGAGGAAACGGCTGAACTGGAGCCGCTGGAATTTCGCGCTGACAGCATCACAGCAGATTGAAAGCAGCGCTACGGCTTGCGTTTAACGATCAGCGTGCTGGTGAAATGAACGATATAGCCGAGAAGCTGTCCGCGCTCATGGATCGTGTGGGCGTCAGGTATGAGGATGCGGCGCGCAAGGCGGTACTTGATATGGCCAGTCAGATGATTCTGATGTCGCCAGTTGACACCGGGCGGTTTCGCGCGAACTGGATTGCCGACACGAAGCTGAACACCACCACCACAGAGTCAACCGAAAACAGCCTTGGCGCCGTGCAAGCCTCTATCAAGGCCTGGGACATGGTGGGCAGCATGTGGGTGTGCAATTCGCTTCCCTATGCCAGGCGACTGGAAGAGGGTTGGAGTAAGCAAGCCCCGGCCGGCATGGTCGGCTTGACGGTGCAGCGCTACGGCGCCTATCTTGATGAAGCCTTGAGGGCCGCGCGATGAACCTTGCAAGCATCAAGGCGGCACTGGAAAAGCGCCTGCTGTCCATGACGCCAGCGTTATCGACGGCTTATGAGAACGTGCCGTTCACGCCGGTGACGGGAACACCCTATCAGCGGGTTGACCACCTGTTGAACACGCCGCACGTCCGCACTCTAGGGGGCGAGGCGAGCCTGTTTCAGGGCATTTTCCAGGTCACGCTGTTTTACCCGATGGGTAACGGACGTGGCGTTGCCGATGCGCGTGCAAACCAGATCAGCCAGCATTTCCCGCACATGCTAGTGCTGACCGAAGCGGGGCAGGATTTGATGCTCGAACGCCCCGCAGACATTCGCCAGGGATCGCCCGATGATGATCGTTGGATGGTGCCGGTACGCATCTACTGGCGCGCATTGAGTTAATTCATCACTGAACACGCCCCGCAAGGGGTTGTAGCCGCCCGGCGTCCCGCTTGGCGGCTTTTTTCATGCCCGCCCAGCGGGTTTTTTTTTCGTTGAAAGGAAAGCCTCATGGCAACCTCCATCCCGACCTCCAGCGCTGCTGGAACCAAAATTAGCATCGCTTCCGGCGATCCTGTTACCTTCGACGCCACCGGCTTTGCCGGGCTGACGTACAACAACATCGGCAAGATCAAGAACGCGGGCGAGTTCGGCAAGACTTTCCAGCTGACCACGTCGAACTACCTGAGCCAGCGTGGCGATGAAAAGCGCAAGGGCACGTTTAATGCCGGTGCGCTGAACATCGAAGTTGACATCATGACCGACGACGGCCAGGCCGCCTGCGAAGCCGCGCTCGAATCGGACCTGGATCACAACTTCAAGATCGAATTCAAGAGCGGCATCACGTACTACGTGCGCGGCCAGGTGACCACGTTCACCAAGAAGATCGGCGGCCCGAACGACATGCTCGCCGCCGCCATCGGCATCGAGCTGAACCCGTTTTTTGACGGCTCCACCGAACTGGCGGCCGTCAAGGTCACGCCTACCTAAAACGGCCCAGCCGTAACCAGAGCACCGACCCGGCTCGCATCGCTTCCTATCGCTGGGAGCGGGCGGGTCGGGCACGGGCATTTACTCCCAGCAAAAGGAAATCCATATGACCAAAGAAGCAGCACCCGATCTCAGCCAATTCCTGCTGTCCCCGACCGGACGGGTCGAAATCAGCCTGCCCAACGGCGACCCCATGATGTACCAGGGTCAGCAGGTGGTGGTGCATGTGTTCAGCCCGGCCAGCAAGGAACATGCTCGCGCGCAAGCCAATCTCCAGCGCTCCGTGCGCGACAGGCTGTTTGGCAACAAGCGCAAGGTGGCCGACGCTGAAGAAGAGGCCGAGATCGACGCTCGTTTTCTGTCTGCCGTCACGTCGAGCGTGGAAAACTTCCCCTGGCCCGGCGGTGTTGAGGCCATGTACCGTGAACGCGGCCTGAGCTACATCGGTGAACAGGTCAGGGCTTACCTGAACGACGCGGGAAACTTCTACAAGCCCTCGAAGGCGAGCTGATCCTCGCCGCTAGTCAGTTGGGCTGGTCGCAATCCAAGCCCACCGACTCCGAGGGCAAACAGGGCAAGAAAACGCAGGCCGAAATGGCAGAGGAAAACGGCGGGGTCATCGAATACCCGCCAGTCCGCTGCGACTACCTGTGGGGCTGGTTTCTATCTGTCGGCCTGTGTGAATCTGGCGCCATGGGCGCCATACCGCTGACGGCCAACGAACTGCGGGCATGGTCCGCTGGGGCTGTCATTGAACTAGATCACTGGGAATTCACTGTGCTGCTGCGTGCGAGCCGAGCGTACTGCGGCCAACTCAATAAGCCCGACGATACCCCGCCTTACGGGGACCCGGACGCCCTGTACGACGATGACGTGATTGCTGAAAGGCTGGAACGCTCGTTGAGCCTACTTGCCGGATGAACCGCCTTCGGGCTGTTTTCTTTTGAGCTGACATGACCACCGAAACCATTGGCATTCACTTTAAGTCGAATCTCGCCGAATTCAAGCGGGATTTGACCGACGCCAGCAAGGCGGGTCAGCAGCTTGGCGGAGCCGTGTCCAGCCAGGCCAAGGCGGTTGAGCAGTCCATCAACCGCATGAGCGGCTCGGCCAACAGCTACAGCAAGGCTGCGGCTGACATGGCTGCTCAGCAGGCTCGCGCGATGGGCATTTTCGGCAAGAGCGTGAACGAGTTCACCAAGGCTGAGATGCAGTATCTCAAGTCGCTGGAAGCCGAGATCGTGGCGTTGACGGCAACGTCGGCGGAGCGCGAGCGATACATCGCGCAGAGCAAGAAGATGTCTGCGGACACGACCAAGCTTGCGGTGGCCATGCGCCAGAAGATCGACGC